CCTTGTCGGTTCATACAACGCCATACCAAGTCGGAGTATTCCAGAGGAGACGTGCAAACTCTTTGGATATTTCAAAGGTACCTATGGCGACAGTGAGGCTTACTTCTGGCCCATCTACGACAAAGATCGTCGTCTTACTGGCTACAAGATTCGTAAGCCAAACAAGAACTTTGTCCAGCATGGAACCAATCCTGACCATACGTTTCTCGGGCAGGAAAAGTGGAGTGGCGGCAAGCTGCTGGTTATCTTTGAAGGTGAGTACGATTGCCTCAGCTACGCTGCCACGAGGAGGAGTTGGCCGTGCGTCTCGCTACCGAATGGCGCTGACTCTGCGGAGAAATCAATCAGGAGCAATCTCGATTGGTTACTGAAGTTTGAAGAAATCATCCTGTGCTTTGACAGCGATGAACACGGGCAGAAAGCAGTCAAGAACGCAATCCAATTACTTCCGCCTCGCGTGGGTAAGATCGGCAAGATCGAGAAGTACAAGGATGCCAATGAAGCCCTTGTAGCAGGCGACAGTAAAGCCATCATGCAGATGGTTTGGACTGCTGCTGAGTACGAGCCTGATGGGATTATCAGTGGCAGCAAACTGCTTCAGATGGTCCTAGAAGACCCAAAGACTGAAAGTGCTGCGTATCCCTATAAGTTCCTTAACGACAAGCTTCATGGTCTGCGTAAGGGGGAACTCGTTACTATCACAGCTGGCTCTGGCATTGGTAAAAGCACGTTCGTTTCTGAGATTGCGTATGACCTGCTTACCAAGCAAAACGAAACAGTGGGTTATGTCGCTTTGGAAGAGAACATTCGACGAACTGCTCGGCGCTTCGTCGGTATGGATCTTAATTATCCTGTCCACATTGATCGAGGTCACTTCACTGATGAGCAAATTGAGGATGCGTTCAATCGGACTCTCGGAACGGGTCGGTTATTTCTGTACGATCATTTTGGCTCTCTTGACCCTACCGTTTTGCTTAACCGCATACGCCATTTGGTTAGTGGTTGCGGGTGTAGTTGGATTGTGTTCGATCACCTTTCAATTCTTGTCTCAGGTTTGGACCAAGGGGACGAACGTAGGGCGATTGATCAAACGATGACAAAACTCCGAAGCTTTGTTGAAGAAACAGGCTGCGGGATGCTTTTGGTGTCACACTTACGCCGCCCTACTGGCGATAAAGGCCACGAGAACGGTGCTCAAACATCCCTTTCACAGTTACGCGGTAGCGCTGCTATCGGCCAACTTAGTGACATCTGTATTGGTCTTGAACGAGATCAACAATCTGATAACAATTCAGAAGGAACAACTGTACGAGTTCTTAAAAATCGTTTCACAGGTTGGTGCGGCGTTTCAGGCACTGTGAAATACAACGAAACTACCGGCAGAATGTTGGAGCTTTCTGGCAGTAACAAGCCGCAACAATTCGATGATCATTTTGAATCCGACTTTTGACGTTCACATCTCCGAGATGAATCACCTTAAGGTGACAGCTCTTGCTGCTACTGAAACCGCCAAACGAGTGTGTCAGTCCTTTTTCAAGTCCAATGACGCCTGCAACCAACTCAACTACGGCCAGCTTGAGGACTTCCTTGACTTCTGCTACAGCCGAAACCTCAAGGTCTTTCTCGATGGTAACGTTCGACGTGGAGACCAATGCTCTCAAGATTAGGGATGTTACTAAAGTCCACTGCTGTGCAGTATCTGACGGCACGAACACAACTCTGTACAAGAACGCAAAAGAGTGGATTTCGATTCTTGAAAATGCGGATGTATTGATTGGTCACAACATTATTCAGTACGACATACCAGCGATACAACAGGTATACCCTTCTTTTAAACCAAAAGGCAAAGTCGTCGATACGTTGATCCTTTGCCGGATGCTTTACCCCGATATCCTTGACCGTGACTTTCAAAAGAAGTGGGAGGGGATGCCAATACAGCTTTATGGTCGCCACAGCCTTGAGGCTTACGGCTTTCGACTGGGCTATAGCAAGCGTCACGCTGGTCTTGAAGACTTCAGTGTGCTGACTGATGAACTGGCTGAACGCTGCGTCTGTGATGTTGAACTGAACCTTAAATTGTGGCGCAGGTTGCAACCGAAGGCTGACGACATCCCTTGTGCCGTTGACCTTGAGATGCGCTTTGCACAGCTCATCGCCCTGCAGGAACGATCTGGCTTTGGTTTCAATGTTCAAGGGGCTTTGGAACTTGAAGCTCAGATCAACGAACAACTGAATACTCTTGGCGAACGATTGAGACAACGGTTCCCGTTCGTTGACGGAGGGCTCTTCACGCCCAAGCGAGACAACTCGTCACGAGGTTATGTAGGTGGTGCAGCAATGTGCCGTCTTACAGATCTCAACCCAAACTCTCGGGATCATGTCGCTTGGGTGCTACAGACACTTCTGGAGTGGAAGCCAGAGGAGTTCACCAAGGAGGGGAAACCCAAGTTGGATGAAACAATTCTGTCGAAGATCCCTGGGGCTGAAGATTTTGTTTCACACTTCACGCTCCAAAAGCGATTGGGTCAACTCAGCACAGGCAACAATGCTTGGTTGAAACTGGTGGAAAGTGACAACAGGATTCACGGCAGTGTGATTACTGTTGGATGCGCCACCGCTCGCTGTAGCCACGTCAACCCCAATATGGCCCAGGTACCTGCTGTCAGGTCAGTCCTGGGACCGGAGTGCCGAGCTCTGTTTGGACCTGGCCGCCTCGGGGGAGGTAGAAGCACCAAACAGGTTGGCGTGGACCTCAGTGGAATTGAAGCACGTTGCTTGGCTCACTACTTGTGGCCGTTTGACGAAGGTAAGTTTGCGAACGAAGTACTGAATGGCGATATCCATACGGCCAATCAAAAGGCCGCAGGACTCGCCACCAGAGACCAGGCAAAGACATTCTTCTATGCCTTGATGTATGGAGCAGGGGCAGAGAAGCTAGGTCTGATTACGGGTCAGGATGGAGCAAAGCTGAAGCGGAAGTATTTCCGCAATATGCCCGCTTTGGCTTCGCTTTCTAAAAGAGTAATAGCAAAAGCAAAAGATGAAGGCTTTGTTAAGGGATTGGACGGTAGACAGATAAGAATCCGGTCCTCACATAGCGCTCTTAACTTCCTACTTCAGAGCGCAGGTGCCATCATTAGCAAGCTCTGGTACATCACCTGTTTTGAGGAACTCTTAAAGGCAGGATTTGAGTACGGGGTTGATTGGTTTTTCCTGGCTCACGTCCACGATGAAGTACAGTTCGCAGTCGCAGCAGAACGCGCAGAAGAGCTTGGACTCATTGCAGTCAGGTCTTCTCGCTTGGCAGGAGATGCACTTGGACTCCGTATTGGAATTGATTCGGAGTTCAAAATCGGAGACACTTGGGCCGAGTGCCACTAAGACTTGCAAAATTTGTAAGCAAGACAAACCGCTAGATCTGTTTGGTCGTAACGGCACTTGGAAACGCCCTGAGTGCAAAGAGTGCTACGCCAAGCTGCTTAGGGACTATTACCAAATTCGTAAGAAACAGAAAGTACCTGAACTAGGTGCGCCGTGTGAGTGCTGCGGATCCACTGAACATAAGTTGCATTGGGATCATTGTCATGAAACCCATGAGCATCGTGGTTGGATTTGCAATAACTGCAACACAGGTATTGGCAAGCTTGGTGACAATATTGAAGGCGTCCTCAAGGCTGTGGACTACCTAGCCAAGGTCAATAAGCTAGGAGCCCACCAAGGAGGTACTGATGACTTGGCTGCTGCTTGACGCAGACATGCTGCTGTTCCAAGCAGTTGTTGCCGCTGAAGTTGAAATTGAATGGTGCCCAGACATCATCACAACTCATCTACCTATCAAAGAAGCTCAATTCTTTTTCAATGAGCTACTTGAAACCAAACGCAACCAAGCACAAGCTGACAGATTCACGCTTTGTTGGACTGCTAATGAGAACTTCCGTAAGGACGTTGCACCCACCTATAAAGCACACCGTACTCGTTACGATCGTCGCAAGCCTGTGGGGTATAAAGCAGTACGACGTTGGGCTGAACAGCAGTTTCCTTCCGAGTGCTGGCACCGATTAGAAGCTGATGATGTTCTTGGCATCCTCGGCACTCGTTATCAAGACAAAACCATCATCTGGTCTGGAGATAAAGATCTTAAACAGATTCCTGGTCTTCATTTAGATAACGATGGCAACATCTTTTACATTTCCCAACTTGAAGCTGATGTCTATTTTTATCGTCAGGCTCTTACCGGTGATTCCACTGACGGCTATCCTGGTTGCCCTGGGGTGGGACCGAAAACAGCGGAAAGAATTATCGAGGAAGATGGATTTGAAGAGGCCTCCGCATGGAGAGCTGTAGTTAGCCAGTACAAGAAGAAAGGGTTAGGTGCTGACTATGCCTTAACCCAAGCTCGCCTTGCTCGTATCCTTCGTGACTCTGAGTACACATTTGATGAAATTCAACTATGGACCCCGACTTCGATCCCATCCGTCCCAGCCACTACGCTTTCGACGAGGGAGTAATTGAATGTATTGATTACATTGAAAGCCACGCTTTTGATTTTGTTGAAGGCAACATCATCAAATACGTCACTCGGTACCAACACAAAAACGGTACTGAAGATCTCAAGAAAGCCCGTTGGTATCTCGACCGCTTGATCAAACGACAAGAAGAGTGGGATGCCCAATGGAATAACCATCAAAAACTTTACGAAGAGGTTGTTGCCGATGATCACTTCCAATTCCGAGTTAGTTCGGACCTGGATGCAACGAGCGGACCAGTTAACCAATCCTGATAACGAACAGCGTGAACAACAACTTGCGTATGTCGAAGAAGAGTTTTACGAACTTCTTTATGCATATCGCAACGAATCTCGCGCACAAGTTATTAAAGAAGCCTGCGACCTACTATGGGTCACTTATGGTTTGCTTCTTACCTTGGGTGTGGATCCTGATTTTGCTTTCGATCGGCTCTACACCTCTAACTGGTCCAAGTTTCCTTTCACAAAAGTGGATGGAAAAGTCCAGAAAGGTCCCAACTATCAACCCGTTGACTTCTCAGACTTATGAAGCCTTACGATGAACTGCTGGCACAAATTCCTAACGGCGCTTGGCAATATGTCGAAGCCGAATACGAGGAAGATGATGACGGCACTGGCTCTATTCAGTTCTATTGGGACGATGAAGAGCATCCTGAACTCAAGCCTCTTTCCCAGCTTGATGAAGATCAATGGGAAGATTTTGTAATCACTTCACTTCAACGAACAATTGACAAAAATGAAACTGACGAAGGCGACTCTGAATCCGGCGATCGCAATGACCGGGAGGGTGGAGAGTTGGATTGAGAATCCCACCCGCCGTTATCCCGTTAGTTGTACTGTGTTCGTTGTGGAAGACACAATGGACGAGGATGCTGACGGTCTTGAGGGTTCTTGGCAATTCGTCAGTAAGGCTCTCCGGTATGGCGCAGGGGTTGCTGTTCACCTTTCTAAGCTTCGTGCAAGGGGTACTAGAAACACTCACGGAATGGTTGCTTCAGGCCCTTGTGGGTTTATGGAGATCTATTCCAAGTTCAACGAGATCCTTCGTCGCGGCGGTACCTACCGAAATGGTGCGGTGGTTGCTCATCTTGACGCAGATCATCCTGACATTTTGGAGTTTGTTAATTACGATCGCGGTCGTATTCCTTGGATTAAACGTTGTGTCAATGTTGATCCTGCAATTATCGACGAACCAAACAAGCTAAAAGCAATCATGGATGCTGCCCGTAAGGGTGACGTTTGGATTGTTAAGAAGCAATACGACGCAAACGGTGAGCGCATCTATTCCAATGTGTGCCAAGAGATTCTGCTGAAGTCTCGGGACACCTGCTTGCTTTT